ACAGGCTGCTCGACAGGCTGCTCGACAGGCTGCTCCTGTGCTACTTTAGGTTTTCGCGGTGCACGAGTCGTTTTAGGCGCGTCCGCGGGCTTTTCTACTGTCGCGGATGCAGTTACCTCGGTTACTGTACAATCGTCCGTCTCGGAAGACGAAAACAAGTCTTTGATGGTTTTGTTTACGAAAGCAACATCATCTGCGTTGCTTGAGTCGAAATCTAATGCGAATACTTTGAATTTCATAATTTAACTATTTAGAGTTTGATATCTTTAATCCACGCTTTAGGCACGATAGGAAGTAAGTCGAGATATGTTTTAATAGGCACAAACCTATTGTTAGAATCGTATGCCATCCAACCCATATTCGTATATCTAAAATGAGGCTTATAATCTTTGTTTAGCTTAACAAGCTTGCTGACTATATCGTTTATATTCACTTTTCCAACATACCGGGACTGTGTTAGTTCAATTGATTTTTCGATAAGTAATAAGATACCCAAAAAAGCGCGGATTATCCCTCATATATAGCAAACACGCTTGTGTTCTGTTAGACGTATCCATAAGATTGATTTTGGGCGTGGCTCTCATGTCCTCGGCTCGTCTCAGAATCTCTTCTGTCATATTGGCCGGAAATTCATACTTACCGTTGATAGTCTCGCAAATAACCATATTGCCATTGGGCGTTGCGTACATTAAGCTATCACGCTCAATTATAGCGGCCATTTCGTTTTTCAGCTTTTTCATATCTATCCGTTTATATAGTTAATACCATAATATCCTTGCTTGCATACGAACTTTAGCGCGTTTAAGTCTTTTATTTTCGGAGAATCCGAATTCTTGGTTGCATCTATGAGTTCCATGTTTGTTACATGGTTACTCCATTTCCTGCCTGTTACCGGGCTTGTGTACTCTACGGCATATCGTCCGTATCCCACAAGTGTAAAAGAGAAGTCGTAAATACTGATTTTTGCTCTCATACATTTTATTATTTAATTGTTATGGTGCAAATATAGGGATTAAAACGATAGGTTGTACATTTCATTAACAAGGTTTAACAGTGTCACACCGTTTGTCACACCTAACTACCTATAAGTCAAGGGAAAAGATTTTTAGTGTGACAAACTAAATTGTTAATGTAACATAAAATTAGTCACATAACTGACTGTGAATCAAACACTTGAATCGAGTGTGACAAAAATCGGTCTAAAATCCCCTTATACTTATTTTGGAAAAACACTGTTTTTGCAATAACTTTTGGTTATAATGCTATAACTAATTGTTATATGATATTTCTTTGTAAGTCTTTACTATTTATATATAAAACTGTCACAATAGATATAAATAGGTATGTATCAATGAGTTATACGTTACAAATGGTGTGACAAGCTTGTGACATCAACATTTTTCTATTTTGGCTAAAACACTGTAGGACAGTTAGTTATCCGTGACAAAGCTAATTTCACATAAATCTAACATCTTATATATAAAAGAGTTACGTGTGACAGATTTTCGGGTTGTAAATAAAATAACGTAAACATTTATTATATAACGGCATATAGCCGCCAAAATCACTTGAATTTGACGGCTATATCTATATTAATGCGGGTTTTCGGGTTCTTGTTTGATAGGTCATACTCCACGGCCTTAACTCCCCATCGGAAAAACAGGAAACGTTTCTTTCGGACGGATATAACCCCTACTATCGAATCTCTTCCCTCGTAATAAAGCCGGGCTGAATCCCCGACCTGTTCGGAACGGATGATATTCCACGCATCCTTATGCTCGGCCAGTATGACATTATTTACCGTGTCTACACGGACACGCTCGTCTACTATTGTTTTGGTGATTGTTTTAGTCGCTGACAGTGCATCTTTTACTCGTATATTCAAAGCTTTTATCTCTTTATGCAGGTCAGCATTACTTTTGCGCAATTCTTTCTCTGAAAGCTCCAATACCTGTCGTTTTACGGCGGCATCACCGAGTTTAGTAAGGTACGTTTTCTCGGCGGCTTGTAAGGCGGTAACTGTTCGCTCCCTGAGTTCCAGTTCAACCGCCTGTTCTCTTATCTTATCCACTAACTTGCCTATCACGCCGAGCACAATAACCAATATGGTAGCGAATAGAAATGCTTTCTGCCATTTATTCATAAGTAATCGCGTTAATTCGGTTAAGCCATCCTTTGCGGTACTTCTCGTTTTTCGGGCGTGCCTTGCAAATCTCGTCTATGAACTTAATACGGTCTGCCTTAATAGCCTCAAACAGGCGTTTAGGGTCGGCAATGTTCAGATACGACATTGTAACTTTACCTACGAGACCGTCAACGGCTACACCGAGTATCCTTTGAGGTCTTTTGATGCCATGTACACCAGACGCCCAAACCCAGTCTACGAGGATGTTTGCAACTGCCTGACTTTTTATCTCATCGGCTTTCCACCTGTCCCAATATAAAGTCTTGAATATCTCGTACCAGTCGGCATCGGTGATGTTTTTAAGCCTTTCAACAGTCGGTTTCGGGTATCCTTTCTTCCGGCAATAAGCCTCGAATGTACCCATCGTTATACCTTTGTTCGTCGCCCCGCCTAAATCGTCCGAGTCATTTACAAAACCGCCCTCCCATCTCAGAATGAACGGAACCAATTTACTCGCCTGTGCCATCTTCTTCTTTCTTTTTATTAGGTAATTCAAACTCGCCGTCCTTTATCTTCTTTTTCATCTGGAAATACTTGCTATTCGCTATCGCGTTAAGTACTCGTATGAACTCATTGGACGGTTGTATAATACGTAGGTTCTTTGTAATGTTACGGGCATAGATTATTAGGAAAATGCCCGTTAGGGCTTTTATAATCAGCTTGTAATCAATCGTAGGTTCTAACATTGAACACGTTAGAGCCACAAAGAACAACACTGCGTTAGTAAGGCATAATTCCTTAACCGCCTGCATAGTCTTTTTATGTTGGTACTTCTCTCCCTTTTTACGGTCGGCCATATACCCGGCCAACCAATTAAGAATCGTAACCAGAACAACCAAGAATATAAAGTCCTTAACATCCGAAACAACCGTCAGAACGGTAACGGCGAAAAACGTTCGGAAATAAGTTTCGATATACTCCATTACTTGATTAACCCTATGCGGGTATTCAATACCGTACATGACTTGATAATGCCGTCTTTCTTCATCTTACAGATTAACGGTTCAATAAAAAGGTTTGCTTTCTGCCGTTCTGCCTCAAACCTTTTGTTCTTACTCGTGTCTGGTACTACCATAGAACCGCCATAAGTTTGAATCTTAATGCCTGTAGTAGTACTGTTCTGGTCTGCGATTTGCAGATAACGAGCGAACGCATAGTAGCAGATAACTTTTTCCGCACCTGCATAATCATCGCCATCAGGTTTGTACAATGCTGGTATAGCATTGTACATTAAATCCGTTTGGGGCAGGATATCGAGTAGATCAGCCTCGAAAAAGGCTTTCTCTATCTTATTATCCTTAACATCAGCAGCGATTTCAAATAACTGCCGGAATAGTGCTATTGGGTACGACATATTCATCAAATTTATTTTTAATTTCTGTGATAGTAGGGTCTAAATCGAATATTTGGAACAACTCTCTTGATATGCGATAACGCACCTTTGCAAGGCTGTTACGATAGACTTTCTGTAGCTCCTTAATAACTTCACCTGAGGCGTTCGAAAACGTCAACAGTGAACTGTCAATAAGCGGTAGAGGTATATTGTAGGCAGCTATGGCAATGTCTTTGCGCAAAGGCTCTACATAAGCCTTGTATAATTCCCTGTCAATCGGAGAACCTAACTGATCTACTTTGATAAACGGTTTATCCGTGCCTACGTTTTCATCTCTTACAGCCAAAACAGAGCCTGCATTTTCGCTACCCATCATATCAGACAGTGTATTGCGGAAATCTTCCTGCGCCTGTTCGTTTTCAAAGTCTCCGTGCGATACGATTGAGCACATGTGAAAACCACGGCCTAACGTTCTGTTAACGTATCTTCCGTTTTTGTCTTCCGCGCCCATCTCGTTACGGACAGCATGGAACGGGCTTAATGGGTATGGCCGAGTAGTACCGAGGTTGATATATAAAAGCTGTCCTTTGTGGTTTTCTATTCCGCCTACGTCCTCTACTTCTGCCGCGAAATTATCCGGGTCATAAGTCGGGTAAACGGTCGAGTTCTCAAACACATTAGTTGCCTTGACATTATCCCTTGTCCAGTTGTTAAAGACCCTCCATTCCTTAACGGTCGGGTCTTTAGCATAGTTAGGATGGAGAACTGCGCGAACATACTCGAACGGAACGTTGTAAATGCTTACGGGTTTATATCCGCCCGGCACAATGCCGTACTGGACTATCCATGCCCAGCCTTTGAAACGTGACACATCGTTTGCGGTAGCCTCCAATACGTCATTCATATTGTATCCGTTACCGTTCGTTTTCTCTGCAAAGTCTTTGTTCTTAAATCCCTCGCATATAATGTTCTCGGTCATTTTTTCAACCGCCGCGCTCGCTGTTTTGGACGCATATATAAGTTCCGCGATTTCCTGCGGGTATAGGTTGTTTTCACCGTATGTTACGGTTTTCTCGCCAGTATTAGCGGTTATTTTCAGCGCTCGTTCAACAATGAGCTTGCAGCGGTTGAATCCTATCATAATTATTTCTTTTCTAAAATGTTAACAAACTGTTCTGCATAGGCAGGATTTTCTTTCATCAGTCGTTCAGCAATTTCGTCCGTCATGTTGGCCGACTTGTAAATCACTCCGTCCACGTAGTGAACGATACGCGCACCGGGTCTCATTGCCCACTTATACACTTTGCCTGTCAGATACTTTTCTACATACCACAAATGTAGATACTCCATATCCATGTGGCAATTGGTATCGAGTTTTAGACCCGTATATTTGAAATACGCCTCTATCTTTTCCTCCTGTGTATTAAGTTCTACGGGTGTAGTGGGTTCTTCCACTACTGCCGTTGTTACTTCGTTCTCGGTATCGGCTACTGCCGTTGTTTTCTTTGTTGCCATTATAAAGTTGTTTATAAGATTATTAACCTAATGGGTCGCACATTATGCAGCCGGGACACTTCGTCCCATCTGATAAGATGCCAGACCCATCGCATTCTTTTTGGGTAGACCCACCGCCAGATGGCGTATCGGGTGTAGGGTCAGGACTCGGTGTCACCCCCCCCCAGGTACAGGGTTTGATAGAGCATCATAAGAAGCTTTATCAAGCGTATAGATAGTAGTACCCGTTTGCCAGTCCTCAACGCCAAACGTTGTTCGTAAATACCCATTGCCGTTGCTCGCACCCTCGATTGATAAACAGTCTAAAGGCGCACCAAGTCCATACACGCGGTACAGGCCGTTTCCGTGATCTACTGCAAATACGCATTGTGCGTTAGCTCCTGAGCCATCTGCCGCGCCTAAAGGGTCAGATAATATAGTTCCTTGGAAAAGTGAAAACTCTATTGATACATCCCAAAGCTGCTGATACATTTCTCCGCCTTTCAGAGCTACATTAACGATTAATGAATTATTAGCAGTTTCAAGAATAGCTGCTGCGGGTGCGCCCGCTGTTCTTGTAATAGTAGCGTAGTTAGATGAAGTTGTATAACTCGATATATGTTGAGCATTAATCACTTTAGCACCTTTTGGAGAATTTAAAAAATTTACCGTTGATGCTCCACAAGGCATAGTTCTGTTTCCGTTTAAATTTTTAATACATGTCATAGTATTGTTCTCCTTTCTTTAATTAGTAAACTGCTGCCTCATAAAGAGCGTTATAAGTGTTTTGTTGTACCTGCAAACCGTCTTCACCGATAACCTGTTCTGGTGTAGCCAATGCTACGGTAACCCAATTTCCGTTATCATGTGTATTACGGTCATAGGAAGTAGATGACAATCCATAATATAGGCCATAAACGCGGTACGTGTTACCGGGTTCTTTTGTAAATAATACATAAGACCCATTAGGTAATGACCGTAAAACAGCCATACGAAAATCATAACTATTTAACGCTGTAATTGTAATAGTTGCTGAAAAACTTAAAGCATTAGGCGCTCCCTCATTTGTTTTTAGACTTTCCGTAACTACAAGCGTTCTTTTTGGGGTATCTATCTTATAGGCTTTTGCCCCAGATACTAATGTAACCGCGTTGACAATAACAGGGGCTGTAGGGTCAACCGTAAATGATGCAATATCTTCTTTGTTGATGATAAATGCGTTTTCTATCCCAGTTGCACCAGTGTCGCAATCATAGGCGAACCCGGCTGATAATTTTGATATACATGCCATAATTAAGATGCTTTTGAGATTATTGCTGTTAAGGCTGTGGATTCTACAGGCAGTAAGTAATTTCCTGCCGAACCGTCAGGCGCGGATAACGTTACAGTTAGTAATGTTCCATTCGCATTGCTGTCCCAATCGGCGGCGGTCATTTCTAACGGGCTGGTATCACCTAAACACACAGCCGGATGCGCGTTAAGGTCATTCGGAACGGCAACAACATAAAACCTATTCATAAGCATAGATGCCAAATCCGCGTGTCTTGTATATGGAACTTTGAACATAACAGACACATCAAATTTATTAGAAGCGTCTAAACTTCTCAAAGACGATGTTATCTGTATATTCTGTTTATACCCCTCTATTTTATAGCTCTTTCCTGAGGTCGTAAATGTGACCTTCCGCCAAGAGTTATCCGAGGCCCTTGCTATCGTAACATCCTCTGGGTATATAAGGTATAACTCTTTAATACCGTGTACAGGCAGTGCGCATGTAGTAGGAAAGCCTGCGGATATTTTATTTAAACAATTTCTTGCCATAATATTATTAATTAAAAAGGGTTTGGGTTTTAAGTCCCAAACCCTTTTGTTAGTGAATATTAGTTTCGCTTATGCGCGAGCCGTAAGATACAATTGCATCTTTTCCGGTGCTACCAACATGGCACTTGCTGCAAACAAAGTCTGTGAGTAGTAGTTTCTGCTCTTCGCGTCTTGCACGAACGGAGCGATTGAAACTGCTGAACTTTCCATTGCCAGATGCAGGTTGGTTTTCGGAGTAAACGCAATGAACGCTGTGTTGTTACCATCGGTCAACGCTGCGTTAGACACGTGACGAAGTTCAGTAACCTTGTATCCCTCGAAATAGTACACGGGGCGGCCATCAACCAAGAAGCTCTGTGCAACACTGTTGCCCTTATCTTCCAACAGGTTCTTGTAAAGACGCATAACGTTAGATGAAACGAAGAACTCGGAGTTATCTAACTCGTCTGGTCTTTGTCCGTCAACACAAGCGCGCAAAGCTGCAAGAACTCCCTCAGTGGTAAGAGTCAAGGCACCTGCGGTCATTGTTGAATCTTCGAACTGTTTGATAAAACCACCCAAAGTAAAGATGCCGTAACCAGTAGCTTTTTCGGTAACGTCACCGTCCAACCAAGACAGACGAAGCAAGTCAGCTTCCAATACTTTCAATACTTCTGCTTGAATGAAGCCTGCCAACTCTGTTTCAGAGAAATTGTCGTCCAAGTTGATGCCTTTGGCTACCATCTTTCCCCACAATGACTGCAAACAGATTTCGATAGGCAGTTCGATAGGCGCATGTGTGTAATACTTCGTTTTGTCGCTGATAGCGTCGTAGAAGTAAGTACCGTTACAACCTGCGGATTTGCGCAATGCCTTGTCAGCAGCAGTAAGAGAAACAACAGGTGTGTTGTTAGCGATACCGTTAAGGACAGTCAAGCCGTTTGCAAGTTCCCCTGCCAGTCCTACAGTAAGTGATATAACCTCACTCAGTGAGTTAAGGTTAAGTTTGTTTAAGTCTGTGAATGTAAAAGCCATAATTTCTTTTTCTTTTTAAAGGTTAGCGATTGTAGAACTTCTTTGCAGCCTCGGCTACGGCCTCTTTACTGAGCTTCGTTTTGCCGCTTGTAGGCATACCACCGGTAGGCGTATTAGGTTTTGGAGTAACCTTGCCGAACTGGGCATTGATACTTTCCAAAGTCTTTCCCATTACGAACAGGCTGCGTTCCATTTTCTCAAAACGGGCTGCAAATTCATCGGGTACACGAGATGTCTCGCGACCAATTTCGCGTTCGTCTCTGATTTCGTCCTCCTGCTCACCGCGAGGGTCTTCGGATGGTTTTACCTCGGCAATACGTCCGTCTTCGATACGTAATACAAGAATTGACTCGCCGACCTTGATACGAACCTCGCCATCAGGATGCGGATTTCCTGCATCGTCAAATACTTTGTCACCGATTGCCATAACTTCACCCTCGGCCTCGATCGTGATTTTGTCGCCGGATACGGTTTCTACCGTCTCAGTGGCGTAGCTGCTCTTCTTTAGCATAGATGCAAAAGCACTGAAAAATTTGTTCATTGTTTTTTCTTTTTGATTATTACTATATAGACTTGTAGTAGCGGCAGGAAGACCTACAATATCGCATGAGTACAATTCTGCGAAGTTGGTAACGTCTATGCTTTCACCGTTTAATTCTCTATTATCCAGACCCATGACCGAAACACCGAGCATATCTGGTTCTTTCAATATCATGGTTTCGATAAACTTTGCCTCTTGTGGATAGGCGGTTTCAAGTGCCTCAGACATCTCGAAATCTGCATAGGCTACGCCATCCTCATAAACGAAGTTAACGAACTTTCCGAGATATCCGTCCAACATGTCAGTTCCATTGTGGGTACGTCTGCAATGTACTGGTTTGGCATTTCCCAAAGTTACAACGCTGCGAACGGCCTCGTCAGTCATAACCAACGGGTACATCTGTCCGTCCCACTCGCCAAAGTTAGCGGTCTGTCCGGCCTCTATAATTCTCAGTTTTTCAAAAATCATTCTTACTATTTTTTATAGTGCAGTATGATAACATATAGTTAGCAAGTGCACTTGTAGTTGTAACTCATGCAAAGATAGATAGTTGGTTTTTAACTACCATCTCTACATGAGTTTATTAAATCAATATCTCGATAAATCCTGCACGACAGCTACATCGCGTTGACCTGTGTTTATATCCTGCACAGCTACTACCGGGTTAGGCATGCTCGCGACTGCTCCGATAACGACACCTGCCAATTGATTGATGGTTTCATTGGATAGCTTAACGTTATCCATCTGTCTAACGGCGCGGTTCGCTTCCGAGATGCTCGCTACCATACCGCCATCGGCAAACTTGTATAAGCCAGACGTTGCAAAGGAATTGCCACCGTGCGCCTCGTTCAGAGCCGACAGAGCATTAATCTCGGCGCTCGCGGTCTTCTTCATAATGTAAATGTTTTCACCGCCCTCGGCCTCGAATACCTGACCGTTATCACCTCTAAATGTTACACCGCCCTGCGCATGGGATTTGCCGTAAATCTGTCCGCCTTTTGCATACTTTTTAACACTTGTGTTAATTTTCGTATCAGGGTCTTTCTGTTTGGCAATGGAAAGAACCTGCTTCATACCGAACGCGATAACGATAGCCGCCTGTGCGATACCGAGTATACCGCCCTGCGCCAGTGCTTTGGTCGCACCGAGGTACGTGTTGATTGTGGCCTGCACAACGCCAAACGCTTTACCTGCTGCGCTCTCTTCACCGAGCAGGTCGGACATCTGACCTGCCAACCCGGCTGTCATTGTCAACTCAGCGTTAACACGCGCTTTGGTTAGGTCTTCTTTGGCTTTCTCATACTTCTGCTGAACCAATGTAGTATCCGCGCCTATCCTCTCGGCTGCTGCCAACTCTTGCTGATACTGGGCGTCCAACTGTGCCTGCCGCATCTCATACTCGTTAGCTACGTTAGACATTTCCAACTCTTTACGGTTGGCCTCGTCCATTGCTTTGCGTTCTTGATTTAGCTTCTCCTGCTCAGCCTCTAATTGCTGCCGAGTTTGTAACTCTTGCAGTCTCAGTTGGGTTGCTTTGTTATCGTATTCCTGTTGGGTTATCAAACCCTGTTCCAAGCGGTATTTTTCCAACTTAAGACTTTCAGCGTTATATTCTTCTTGGTTCTTAAGCTTATCTGCCGTGGTGTTGCTGTTCAACTCGCGTTCCTTGATTGACAGGTCGAGCGTGGTTAACGCCACTTCCATCTGCTTGATAGTCTCAGCCTGCATCTCTCGTTTGGCTTTCTCAGCTTCCTGAGATGCTTTAACGGCTGCATTAGCCTTTGCAAGTTCTGCAGCTTGTGCCGCTGCTGAGTTTTTAGCGGTTTCCTGAGCCTCGAATGAACTTCTCTGAGAGATAAGCTCCCTCTCTTTATCTGCATACTCGGCCTTTTTAGCATTTAATGCTGCAAGAGCTTCCATCTCTTTACGCCTGTCCTCGGCACTCGTATAGCTTAACTCGTTCTGAGCTTTTATCTGTTCATACTGCTGCTGCAGGATGCCAACCTCTATGTTCTGCATCTGCTTCAATACTGACAATCCTTGGTTAGCAGCGGCGTTTCTTTCCTTAACTGACTTGGTTTGGTCTGCGATAATGGTCTTTTGGTTTGCCAACTCGCGAGACATCTCGGACAAAGTGACTATCGAATCGGTTTGCGCCTCATAGATGGCCTGCTCTTGCTTCGTCAACTCTTTTGCCGCGTTAGCGGCCTTTGCTGTCTCTTCCGATATAAGCCCGATGGATGATAACAGGGACACTACTTTAGTTGATACCCAGTCAATCGCCTTTGCGACACCATTCAAAAGTTCCGTGATGCCATCCAGAATACGGGAAAATATGACCTCGAACGGCGCGAACGCGGCTTTCAGGTTAGTAGCCATCTCCGTGTTGCGCTTCATCAGCTTCTCGATAGTCGATATGAGCGTTAACACGAGGCCGACGATAGCAACGATAGGGTTAGCAAGCAAAGCCGAAGTAAATGCCTTGACTGAGCCTACCGCGCCCGACATGCTCGAGGCCAGCGTACCCGTTGCACCCGACAGACCTTTGGTGCTGGATAAAGCTTCCTGCACGCTTTCCGCGTAGTTACCTACGTTTCGTCTCGTGTCGCCTGCGGCTTTCTCCATCTCCTTTAATTTGTCGGAGATTTCCTTTGTCTCGGTTACAAGTTTCTGACCCTCAGCCGTATTGTTACGCGTTGCCGCGCTCATGGCGTTCAACTCCTTAGTATTCTTTGCAAGTTGGGCACGGAGTGCGTTAACACTCGTTTCTTGACTTGTCAGTAAAGTAGTGTTGACCTTGATTTCAGAGTTGTTATCCGATATAGACTTGTTAGTCTCTATCATCTGCTTGGTTAGGTCGGTCTGGGCTTTAGTCGAGTTGGAAACTATCTTTCGATATTCTTCCTGCGATATAGAACCCGCCTTGTATGCTTTTGCTGCGGCATTTACCTGTGCCTGTTCGTCTTTCAACGCGGCACTCAACTGCTTCTTTTGCTCGGCCAGTTCTAACGATTTCGCGATAAGCGCGTCCAGCCCGTCTAATGCGCCCGACGTGTCGAACGAAAGGTCTAATAATGTTACTTGGTCTGCCATATTATGAATTGTTAACTGCGATTAATGTACATGTTGCGGTTGAATCGGCCGCATTCCAGTTCTGGATTGCACGGAGATAGAACCAACTGTTTAATTCACCTACGAAATACAGGCCGTCAGACGTCATATTCAGAATGTCGAAATAAGACAACCTCATTTTTGCGCTCACCTGCCATCCGGGTGTGAACCACTTGTAATGAGCCTCAGCCCTTGCACGGTAGCCGGATGCGCTTATGTAGAACGAATTCTTGTAAGGCAAGCCCCCAGTCAGATGGTACATCGTGGCGAATGGCGGTTCTCCGAACGAGACGGGCATTGAACTCTCAGCACCTTGACCCTGTGAGGCCATCGCTCTCACAGAGCCATCGACTATACATACGGCCTCACCTGCGGTACTCTTGTACGTCCTTGCAATGCCAGACGGTTCGCCTATCTTCACTGAGTCCATGTCTATTTTACCAGTCCATATCTGACGGTATATGTTTATCGCTGAGGTATTTATGTAGGGCTTAAGTTCAATAGCGAACGGAAACGGCCGGAAATCATAAGTCCAGAAAAATGCCTTACAATATGCTTGTACAAGGTCGTATGCGCTGGTAAACCCTGTGTCGGGTGCTAACATCTTACTATAAGCCTCAGCACCTACTGCGGTTATCTCGAAACTGAAATAGTAACCCTCACCTGTCGGTACGTTAGTAGCAGGTGTTATCTTGGTTGACGTAGTGGCCGTAGTTGTTCGTATATGGAACAGGGTGCTATTTCCGGCAACAGGTTGTACTACGAGGCTTGACCCGGCAGCAATCTTATGCTTGTAATTGGCATTAATGATTACCGAAGTGTCACGTGTCATTGCGATACTACCAGTTGAGCGATTACTACCGAGATAAACGGTCTTACCAGTCGAAGCAGGTAGCCACACGAAGCAGTCCTGTGTGAATGTCAGCGTGAATGTCGAACCTGTCATGCGCTCCAAAGCACAAGCAACGTTGTTATCCAGCGCAATCATATCTGTAGTCGGATAGCGAGCACCGAGCAAGTAATCGTGCCCAATACGATAGGCTAACTGGCTCTCGGAACCTACAAGGCTACCTGCCGTTGTTTCTTTTTTCTCAGCCGTATAACCCGGATAAACGAACACGCTACCGAAGTTAAACAGAGACGGACGTGTCAACTGACTGTTATAAGCGTATGCAAGTGCCGAGTCGTAGCTATTCGCCCACCACAACCCAAACTGTGTCTCGTCATAAGGTTTGGCGATTACGCCTCCTTGTATGCTTGACAGCTTTGTAACGCTTTCAACCAAAGTAATTGAATAGCTGTCCGGGTTAACTGTCACCTGTGCACGGTAGGCATTACTGCCTCGTGGAGCCGAAAGTCCTCCAAAGTCCAGTTCTGCCGTGTAAGGTGCGGTACGCGTGAACATCCACGGCCACCGGTCAGCACGGAACACACGGTCGTTGACTTGTGACCGTGGTACTTCGATACTGCCTGTATAACTGACGGTAGGGTCAGAAAACGAGAACGGGTCTGGGTTGTTGATATTCAATTTAACCGCCCCTGCCGATACGCCGTCTAACTTGACTCCGTTTATTCTAATATTAACTTCCATAATCTTTAAGGTTCTACGATTTCAAACTTACATGTGTAACTAACGGTACGTCCCAATGCGCCACCTTGTGAGTTGAACGCGGTCGGGTTGGTTATGGTTACTTTAGCCCATTGGTTAGTCGCTATTGGGAACACGCCTTGCACATCGGCCGACCGTGATAACCAGTATAATGCTTTCTCATTATCGCCCGTAACCACTACGCTAACCGTTACGTTATAAGACGCTACGCGGTTGCCACCCGAATAGTTGGTCTGATAGGTAGGCTGGATACGGTATTGCAAGAAGTACATGCTATCGTACAGGCCATAAGAGTTAAGCCATTTAAGCGTAACACGTTTATTGGCATCGGCGCAATACGGTTGTTTGCGTTCGTAGGATATGTAACCCCAAATGTTGCCGCCATTATTCAAAAGAGTTATCCCGGTAGGGTTGCCGACATTCCACATATACCCGTTTGACAGGTTAGAACCACCGGCCTGCAAAGATTGTGAATTCGCTGTCTGACCGAACATCACTTTATTGTTGAAAGGTTGCCCTGTAAGAGGCGATACGAAACTTATTACACTATCCAAACGGTTGAACTTTCCGTTTCCGTAGTCACTCAGATCGTTAGACCCGGAACTTGTAGCGTATCTTGCATAGGCAGAAGAACAGTTAACTATCTGCAAAGTGAGATTATAGGTCGTTCCGTTTTCCACGTAGTTAACCAGTATATAATCCCATACACTGCCTGCGGACGTTTTAGTCACTTCCATTATAGATGGCACGGCCGAAGCCATAGACGATACATCGACTACGGTATTCTCGTATGGTATGACAGTTGCATACACGCCCGAGGACGAACCACCCCGATAGTATATGAGTCGGATAGAAGTAACGCTGCCAACGCTCTCAAAACGGACAGGGCTGTATATGCCCGCGCCTATGCCTTGCAAAGTGAGTGTACCATTTCCAGATGCAGCAGCGTTGTTTAGTAAGTTTCTGACTATCATAATTATTTAGTTAAAATCGTTAATATTCTCGCCGCGGCTATGCGGTTGATTTCTACGGTAATCCGCTTTATCAGTTCCGGGTTAAGGATACTGCTCGCTACGCCACCTGCGTTATAATCGTTAGGAACTTTTATACCGTCCTTTTTGATGTGGTACGCGATAGCCCATGCCGCGCTTTCAGGTATATCGGTCCCAGCGTTGGCGTTCTTGTCCCGTATCCATTTCTTGATAACGGACACGGGCGGCATAGTGCCAGCCGGGCGACCGTCTTCCATCTGGTAAATGTAGGCAGGCGCGACTATCTTAATGCTTCCACCGTCTTCAATTACCTGTGTCTTTTCGGCAAACTCGCCGGACGCGTTCAACTTCATGCGGTAGTAGTTAGCTACGATTTCATCGCGAACGCCTCGCACTATTTTAACTACTTCGCTGTCCATTAGTACTTAAAGTATTTTGTCCATGCCCAGAAAGACCTATGTTCGAGATAGTCGGGCGTGTTCTCGTTTTGATACGCTTCGCGTTCAAAGCTCAGTGCATGGTACGGGTCTTTGGCTTTGGGCTTATTCGATTTTTTCGCATACCAGAACATACGATAAACGTATTCAATGCAGTACCACAGATAGAACGGTATGTAAAGCATCTCCTTCATTTGAGCTGTGTGTATACTCTCATGGTTAATCACTTCTTGACTGATTGTAGCGTTGCCACGCACAAACAGGATACCAAACAAGTTGATAGCCTTAAAACCCGGAAAAGGGATGAAGTTGTTTCTTATGATTTTCATATAGTCGACGATTAAGTTTCCGACAAAAGTACGAAGCTACTACCGGCAAAGCAAACCTTATTAAGTCTGGTACACATCCAACACTGCTTCCCATCCTGATTTTATGCTATCGTATTGGTTTTGAACCTTGCTGATGCGAATGTTGCTCACCTCGGATGTACAGATGAACGTTTTCAAGAAATCCTGCAATAGCAGGTCGGTGCGAACCAGCGTGTCTATCTCTACAGCGTCATCGCGCATATAAGCGGATATACCCATGCAGCGAATAACTATCGTGTATGCCACGGTATTAGGTACATTGGTATCCATGTACGAACCACCGGACACGTCTAACGTGAAAAAATCATCGCTGATATCGTTGGCGGCTACGTTCTGAACCTCCGTAGGCCCGAACACAAGGGCCTTTCCCAATTGGGACGCCCGCGTGCTTGCTCTGTTAAGTATGTCTCCAAAACTCATATCACTTGTATTTAGATTGTTGTTTCTTAAGTTCTTTTTTCTCCTTTTCGATTTCGTCATTGCGTTTGGCAATAGCCAACATGGCATCGGAGTAGTTCATCTTTTTTGCGTCCTCAAACGAGCAATGAAACAGTTCTGCAGTGACCTGTACGAGACCGAGCAAGTTCTTTGCCTGCTTGATCTCTTCCGTGCCTGTCAATGCGCTTTCGCCTGTGTTACGCATGTTCTGGAATATCACCTGCTCTAGACCGTCCGCGATCTCTAACTGCTGCACAATATACTTGTCCGCTTTTGCAGCGTCAGCAATCGTTGTGGGCGAATAATTGAAGTTCGTCCATGCTTCTATGCGTCCGATAGGCGTTTCAGCCCTGCGCGTCTCTAAAATGTCCCACAGGCCTATTTCCTCAATGCTCTTAAAGCGGAACACAGCTTTGCCATTTCGGGTTACTACTTGTGACGGTTGGATGTACTTAACCATTTTGGTTAGCAACTTCTCTTCGTCCTTGGTGAGAGCTACTGTGCCGTCAGCAGGCATGTTGGCTATTCTCAGTAACAGTTTGCGGTTGTACAGCATACTGAACTTAAATCCCATGTTTTTAATAAATTTTATCATTTCGGTCGGTATTTTCTAATTAAATAATCAACTCCGTATCGCAATGCGTCCAACGCATGGTTCCACGCGTCTATCGGCTCGTTGGTGTATGTATCGGTTGCCTCGTCTTTTATCCACTTATAGTTATCAAGCTCGTCCAATAGCTTGACCGATCGCTTGGTGACGTGCAATCTAAACTGTTTGACCTGCGCGATACCGCCAGCGACCGAACCGCGTCCTTTGATACATGGCATTGCTTTTACACGCTTTGCCTGTAGTTCGGCAATAGACTTTTGCTCGGCATTATCGCACACCGTCACTACGCGGTTGATTGAATTGGCGGTCAAGTACTCGGCGATATGCGAATTGAGCAGTCCAGTTTCGTAGCAAAGCAAGTCAACATATAAATCCCATCCTTGAAATCGAATATCAACTATCGCGGTCGGGTCATTGACAAACCCAAAGTCGAGCCCGAGGCATCGGCCTGTGAACGTTTCCGGCATGTCCTCGATAACATCATATTCCGGGTAGACGTTGCCCTCTACACCGCCTGTCTCGCCCTCGCCATATACGCGCCACCAGTTAGCATCGTTACGGTTCTTCTCTATCGCGCTAACCTGTTCCTTGCTCAGATAGGGATTATCCTTATAAGTCGAACGGATAGTGACGTATCGGTCGCCTACGAACTCCGTTTCGCCCCAAAATTTGCGAACCGGGTTAAAGTCAATGATAACTTTCTTACGGGTACGGATGTCAAGCTGCCGGAATATCTCGCGTGGTACGCTCTGAGCCTCATTGACGAACAGCACATCGCGGGCAGACCCGTGAACCTTGCTTGCATTGTCGACACCGAAAAATTCTATCATGCTTCCATTAGGATAGGTATAAGTTCCCTCGGATTTATTAAACCGTTCCTCTTCCCAATCGTTTTCAGCAAGCAGCATCGTTTTAAAGTCGCGCTGCATGCCTCGCTTAACCATCGGCAGCGTTGCGGCCACGCACGATACGATAAGCGGCTTATCGGTCTGTTTGCAAAGCAGGTGAAGAAGTTGCATCACAGCCCACGTTTTGCCCGAACGAGTACCGCCCTTGCTCGCCACACCGCGGATACGCGGATTGACGAACGCGGCCAACAGCTTTTCAAATGTGAACGTAACGTTCATCAGATACCTCCTAACTTCTTAAGGTTCTCGACCGCCTCGGTAGACAGCACATTAATCTGCATGGCTTTCGTGCCTGCTTCTTTACCATTGCTGGTTACATCCTTAAGGTCACGCAAACCGCGCAATCGAGCCATATACGAAGCGTCTACCAGACCGGCCAACGCTGCTTCGTCCATATCGTTGGTTAGTATCTCTTTTATAAGGGCGTAACCGAGCAGCAATATTTCCGCCTCGGTGTCTCCATCGTTCGTGAGCTTTTCAAGTCTTTCCATATTCTTATTAAAGGTTCTTATGCTCCATCCGATAAACAGACAAAAGCCTTGAGGCGTCGCCGCGCGTTTCTTCTCTATAGGGACAGTAGTACCGGCCAAAGCGCCGCCCTTTATCACTTCTTGCGTGAAGTACGGGTTATCCCTACAGAACTGCATGTACTCAGCCACATAATTAATACATTCCTCCATGCTGCTTAGTGTGACCCCTTTCAGGCCTCGTGTTTGTACAACCTCGTATAGTTGTGTGCATTGGGTTATCTCACTTTTGGGGATGGGTGCAACGCCCGTAGCTTTATTCTTCGGAGCGTCTTTAGTTAGACCCTTATCACCCTTTTCTCGCTTTCCAGCCATATCTTTCTTATTTATAATCGTTCTAAATAATGCGCGCGCGACATTAATAAAGTATACGCGAACGACACAAAAGTACATCACCTATAACACAAAAGCAATTAGTGCCCAGTTCTCAATCCGACCGCCTACCAGTTTGTTTATACACATCTTTGTAGTATGTTTGTGGCCTACAATATACCCAGAATCCGTTTTCAAACCTGCATCTCTTGCAGCTTTTCTTTACAAACAACGTTTGTCACGGATAACAACCTATCAATCAGCAACTTATCTCAAGTGTGACAAACTAACAAAAGCTTGTAACAACATTTGTAACAACATTTGTCACGGATAACTACATGCCTATCAATCACTTACAAGAAAAAACCCAGTATGTGACACAGAAAACGCCCTAAACACTTCTGTAGGGTGAATTTAGCAATAATTGCTATCTCTACATTGCAATTCTATGATGTTTTCCAATATACTCTTTTATATAAAATATATACTTTGTTGTCACAGTAGATATAAATAGGTATGTATCAATAAGTTAGCTGTGACTAAAGTTGTGACAAACCTGTGACATCAACATTTTTCTATTTTAGCTAAAACACTGTATCTCAATTAGTTATCCGTGACAAAGCCATTTTCGTACTTTTTTAACTTGCTGTATCTCAATCAGTTATCCGTGACAGATTTTAGGGATGTAAATAAAATAACGTAAACATTTTGCAAAATCTTGTAAAATCCGTAAATAATTTTTGATTAACAAAATAATACACTTGAATACACAGATTTACATTCGCATTTTGGCTGCGATTTGCTGAGAAAACCATAAACAAACGGGCTTATTTGACATTTTATTATCAAATAAGCCCGATTACCTATCAATGTGTAAAGCTATATTGTCCTTACAAATTGCTACTTTTTATTAATGAATAATATCGTTTTCACATATTTCCATCCTTGGATGTACACATCCCACCTGTGTACTTGGCCTGTATCACCGTCCTGTCCTAACAGTGTCGTGCGGATGATATTACCATCCTTATCAACTGAGTACACGCGTTTCACGTCCTGTTCGTTACGTTTCTCTTCGGCCAAACGCTTCTCGTCTCGGAAAATATATTGCCGCTTGTTTACATCCTGCTTATACGAGAAATCCTGTTCCTGTATATACTCGTATAGCTTGTGTATCCATTTGCGGCACGCTACAGCACTCACATCGCCACGGCCGTACTTATCCTTTCTCACGCCTCGTTCATAGCCATATCGCCTTATGAACTCCCATATTATAAAGACATGCACATTCATCGAATACGCTATGTCTATGAATTTAACCCTTATAGGACTTATCATCGTCGTTATCTGTTAATTCATACCAGAATTTAGCTATCTCGCGAAGAACAAGGATAATCCCGCCTATAAAACCTGCGCCGCATACTATCGCTACTATAACGGCTATACTAAACATTATTGCTGCCATTACTCTATGTATATTAAAGTGAAACCATACAAATTTGCGACTCTTACTGACTTGAACCCTGTCGAGTCGGTTGTATATATCCCGTCTTCGTCCGGCAGTGATGACATGTTCTGTATTCCCTTCGTTACAGGAAGACCATATGCTAATGAAAGGATGTCGGCCAACTGTGTTTTGCCTACTCCCTGTTTTCCTACAATCAAAATTTTCTTTTTCATAATGGATAGTATCCGCTTAATTCGTTAATATCTGCATACCATACCGTTGCGGCCTGCACACGTGCGGTAAACACATGTTCCGGGCTGTCTTTCAAGTACTCATATTTCCATCCGCTGCGCAACCCTGTTACTATAAGCCTGATGGGCTTTCTTCCACTTCCGCGTCTGTAGTAGCCTACTATTCTCACTCTTTTGCCTCGGAACATATAGTATTCCCCGGCAAACTTCTTTGCGAAGTCTTTAGCACTTAACTTTCCCATAGCAGACGGGTTTTTCACTAAATGGTACAACACTTGATAGTATTTCTCCGTTCACTTCTTCGGACTTGAATTGTACAGCTTCATAAGGTTCTGCACTTCCTATGGGTTTAAAACAATACACAGTACCAGTAAGACCGAACTTGTCTTTAAACCTGCCGAGGTATTTCGCCGGGCACGTGTAGTGCATTTTATTTATTCCGAACTCTCGTTTAATATCATAATTCAGATACACTACATCATCTTTTTTGTAATTTTTCATTTTTATAATCCTCCATTAATTCTTTAATACTTTGCATCAACCCGTCCTGTGTTTCCTTTTTGTCGGATAATGCTTTTATAATTTTCTCATCTATTGTCCCACGCGTTACAATGTGGTGGATATACACAGGCTTCGATTGTCCCTGCCTGTACAGTCTTGCATTGAACTGCATGTAAAGTTCCAGACTCCACGTGTTGCCGAACCAGACCAGTATGTTACCGCCTTTTTGCGAGTTGAGTCCGTGTCCCGCCGAGGCCGGATGAGTAACCAGTACTTCTATCTTTCCGGCGTTCCAATCAGCAATCTGTTCCGGCTTTTCGAGTTTCACAGGGTTATACTCCTTAAGGGCTTTCATAATCCTGTGCAAGTCGTGCTGATATTGGTAGGCCACGAGGACAGGCGAACCGTTTGCGGCCTCCACGAGTTCTTTTAGCTTTTCCAACTTCTCCTCATGGATTTCCCTAACGTTACGGTCGGCATCGTAAATCGCCCCATTCGCATACTGCTGTAACTTGTTACTCAGTGCTGCCGCCGAGGCGGCTGTAATCGGTTCGTCCGAGTTGATGAGTTCCAACACCTGTTCCATGACGAAGTTCTCGTAGTCTTTCAAACACCGGTCTGACATATCGACATAATCGTATAACATGATTTTATCCGGCATCTTTAGATAATCCTCAGCAGTCATGGATATGGTTATATCACTGATAAGGTCACTGATGGCCTTTTCCGTCTCGTCTGCGGGCTTTTTAAGTGCGTAGGTATAAACTATATCGCCGTTACGTTTATCTGGCCTAAAAAACCTATCCCTGTATCCTGTTATGGTCTTTCCGAGACGCTCGCCCTCGTCAATCAGATACATCTGGGCGTACAAGTCTATAAGACCGTTAGGTGATGGCGTACCGGTGAGACCCACAACGCGCGGGATGAACTTCCTCACTTTGCGTAGGGCCCGGAAACGTTTCGACTGGTGGTTCTTGAAACTGGATAACTCGTCAATCACTACCATATCGTAGGGCAGTTTTACACCGCCCATCTCGGTAACCAACCAAACGATATTATCCCGGCTGACCGCGTATATGTCGGCCTTGCGTCTCATGGCATCCCGTCTCTGTTTCACGTTGCCGTCAATCACAGATATGGTTACACCTTGCAGATGTGCCCAGTTCTTGATTTCATCAGACCACGTTACCTGTGTAACCTTTTTAGGTGCTATCACAAGTGCGTTACCTATGATACAGTTATCAAGCAACTCCTTTATGGCAGTCAGCGTGGTTACGGTCTTTCCGAGACCCATATCAAGGAACAAGGCGCAATACGGGTTATCCAGTATATGACTGACGCCTCGTTCCTGATAACTATGCAGTTGGTTTCTTTGCATCATAATGCTCTTTCTTTATCGTCCCACGGGTTAAAGTCTTCCTCAATAGGTATTTCTTCTTCGTGATAATGCTTCATATTTTATTTGTTATTAATAAATTACAATAAGCTTTCTTATCTTCTCTGCAAGTGAATCATAATATTCTGATTCATCATCTGATAGACCAATACGCCATAGCTTCTTGTATAGGTAATGATACTGTTCTAACATATCAAGTTGCTTTTCGGTAAAAGCTCTCCGGGTTACTTTCTTTATCTTCTTCATATCTAATTAGTTTTACATTAATCACTTTTATAATCGTCTGTTAGAGCGTCATCTATCATACGTAGCAGCTTTAACATTTCTAGCCTAACATGTAATACCTCTCTTATAGGTACGGTTCTCATCACATGGATTATATTCTTATACCCGGTCGCGCCATTGGCTTTTACTTGTGAATTCCCTTTCTGAGAGGACACCTCGACATTAAGATAGTCCGTCATGGCCTAACCATCAGTTTATCGCGATATAGCAGGGCTACATCTTTGAAAGACAATTCCGGGTCGAGAAACAGCCCCAATTCTTTTTTGAGCAGGTACTTTACATCCGCAATAACCTCGTTTTCCAACTGCTGTAGAACCTCTTCTTGTGTCCCGTACTTTTCATCACGGACGTACATTACGCCGGACTTAATACTGAAATACAAACCGAGACGGTACTCGATTTCTTCGCGCGTTGTGCGCTTCTTATTTGAACTCATAAATTTTTACTTTTAAGTTTGAAATACATTCTCCAATTAGTTTTCTATCATACTCGGTTGCCTTAGTACACAGCGAAAAGTTCCGAGAAAGAGTGTCCAAAGCATCCAACATTTCCTTTGCGGGAAGTTCAAAAGCTTTCGGCTGCATATAAAGCTTGTCTATTTTGGCGTACCAAAAAGTAGCTCTCTCATCACAATCGAGCATTATAATGTCGTCGGGTTCTGTAAATGTCCACCCAGAATATTTAAGCGCACTACCTATAATTTCTACAATAACATTGTCGTCTAACATATTATATCCTACTACGCGACAAACTGTGTCCATAAGACCCCGTTTAAACAGAACTGTTCTGCCTAAATGCTTTTTAACCCATTTTTCTACATCTATCATACTATTATATTTATTTCGTTTAACAATTTGTAGGCAAAGGAAGAGCTTTCAAATGGTGAAAACATAATCATATCACCTGCACTTATGTGAGTCCATCCGTCTTTGTTTTTGAACCTCTCAATAATAACAACGGCGCAATCGCTGGTTTCAACGTTATATCCAATTATCCGACCCATTTGTAGTACTTCCTCTTCTTCGGAGTTAAGCCCAGTAAATTCGCAAAGTTTACCGAGATTACGGTTAACCCAAAGAACTAAACTCAGCTTGTCTTGTAAATCTTTAATTGTTTCCATATATTTATTGGTTTTAATGTTATATTACAAAGATAATGGTTTGCCGGATACGTTGGTTATTTCCTTAACGTTGTTTAAGAAATATCTTATTGCAGCATCCCTACTCTCTATATCGTCTATCACGAACACGGGAAATCCCAAAGCGCGCAATTTGCCATGAATGTAGGTCTGTATCTTTGTAGGTTTTTTACCTGTAGTCTTTATCTCGGCAAATCCTACAAAACCACCACGGCACAGAATTAAACGGTCTGGTAGACCTTTAACAAAGGTGGATAATAGTTTTATTACCCACACCCTTTTTGTCTGGTTAAGATAAGCACTGAATGTTTTTTCCAGTGCTTTCTCGCTTACTATTTCTTGCATGTTACCTGTTCGGCTTCGTTTGTTATCTTACTTATCGCATAGACAGTATTTATAGACCCGTTTTTATCGAATCTTTTATAATAGTACCCTCTTTTCGAGTCAAATCCGAAATACCTATACATAACGCCCTCATGTATTAGATAGTCGTATAATACATAGTCAGTACCTGTAGAACCAATTTTCACTGAGTAAATATGATTTTCGTTGTTAATAGCGTTGGACTTCATAAACGTTAAATCTGGATACCCGTTAAATTTTGTATAAGTCCATAACGGACTCCCGGTAATTTGCAGATATACATGTGCCTTATTTTTTATACCATATCCGAGGTACGCGTACCATTTAGAATCGCTTTTAAACACTGAGTACACAGCATAACACAAACCCCCGGGTCTGGTGGTAGAACTTTGAGACATCGCCGGCTTGTCAATCTCGCACGGACATATAACCGTTGTACCGTCTACATCCTCAGCGTTCGATATTTCTTCTGCACCATCTGCGGCGGTTTCATCTAACTGACGTATCCGTTCTTTACACACATGGATAATTTTCTCATAATCCATCTTTCGTGACTCACCTGATTTGTTACGTAACACGCGTTTCACTATATCCGCGTCCCATGGGTTAAGCTGGTATTCTTTCCAGATATCCCACGGCTGAATTTTATACTTTGCATAGTCTGAGTTTCCTACATTATAGGTTCTCACGTCTTCACTATTCGACTGTTTCATAATCTAATAATATTTTACTATTGTAATACAAATTCTCATAATAATCTCTTGCTTCTTCCGGCGTCTTGAACTCTTCTTTATACACAGGACACGCCGAGTAAACATTACGGCCTAAACCGTCTATTTTCCGTCTAACTCTCAATACTCGTATCATGTTATTCTAAATTAAGTTTATCACACAGTTTTGTAAAACTATCCATTGTCAACTGACGGGTGTAAGCCTGTCCGAGCATCCCTATATAAGGTTTATCGTCCATAACCAACAATCGGCTGATATGGTCTGCGTTTATCTGTTCGACTTGGATAAATCCCTTTACTACGAACTCTAAATCTACAAAATTTCCTGATCTCATAATTTTTAAAATGTTAAATTGTTCATAATTCTATCTTTCCTACACTGTCATTAGTGTAGCCTAATTTAGTTTCAAATATAAGTCTATCCGGGTTAAGGTCATCATTATTAGTCAAGTATAACCGAATAATTCTCTTTCCGTCAACTGCCACAAGGATGCGGCTATTGAACCGGAAAACGTCTGTTTCTGGAAAGGCTTTATACCTTACCGGGCAGAACTGTTTTTCCCCCGAGGCTTCCATTATAGCGTAATACTCTTTACCGCCCAACTTCTTGTATATCACACCGAACGAACCGTCCAACGCTGAACCACCGTTAGGTGTCTTATCGAATAGGAAAGTAACCTCCAATGTATCCTCGAATACTTCGTCTTTGGAACAAGCGGAAAGCCCGAATAAGGCTACCGCTAAAATGATAAATAACTTTTTCATAATAGTTATTGTTTTTTAGATTAATATTATACTGCAAATATAGGCGTTTACACAATACGTTGTATCTTCTTCGCCTATATTTAACAGTTTATTAACTTTAATCGTTATTTTCCAAAGGTTCGTTAACTATTCGAGCGTACCCGCGTTGCTGACCGTAGGCCTTGTTACGTCTTACAGAGCGTTCCCAACCGCTTAATTTACTGAGGATTGCGGCCGCGTCTGCGGCATCCGTCCGCTTTATCTTCCCTACCTCTATGTCGAGTGCTTCAATAAGAACTGCAGGCACGCTCAGAAAGTCTATAAGCATGCACTTCGACTTGTCAACCTCAGACTCATCATAATTGGCAAAATACATCTTTCGTTCCAATGAGTTAAGTTTCTCCCAATCAAATGGTACATACATCTCGGCGTACTTCTGAACTGCACATGAGCGTGGGTCGCTTTCGTAGTGCTCCTCACGGTACTGCTCTGCCAACGCTTCTGCTTCGGGTGATAACAACGTGCTGGTTTTGCTGTAGTACATCTGGACTGCCTCAGCCCAAAGTTGGTCTACATATTCCTCGAAATCCTTTGCGAATATCTTCGGAGTGTTTTCGTTAACCTTGCATCGCACAGGGAGAAAACGCCTGCCACCGGTAGAGTCTTTTAGAAACTCGTCTTTGTTGGTCGTACCGAAGAATACACATTGGCGCGGAAAGTTCTTCGTAACTCGACCGTATGCAGGTCTGAAACTATCCTCTGTCTTCGTTATAAAGTTCTTGACCATTTCTACCTCTGATTTTCGCATGGCAGACAGTTCGGCAACTTCGATTATCCAATGTCCCTGTAACTGTTCAAACGCTCCTTTGCCATCCATATTAGACAGGCTGTCAGAAAACCAACCGCGACCTAACTTCTTTAGAAAGGTACTCTTTCCTGCTCCTTGGTCTGATTGCAGAACGAGCATGCTGTCGAACTTACATCCCTTTTGGAATATACGTTTAACCGCGCCGATAAGCATTATTCTAAATGCTTCACGGGTATATATTGTGTCTTCCGCGCCCATTATATCAATAAGGGCTGTGTCCACCCGTTTAACGCCGTCCCATGTCAGCCCTGTAAGATAGTCCTGCACGGGATGGAACGAGTTGTTTTCAGCCGCCAATGCAATGGCATCATCAATCTTTGCGCTGCCTGTTATGCCGTACACGTCTTCTATGTGTTTCCGCACACCTGCAAAGTCTACATCTTGAAAATCGGACGTGCTATCTTTCGGACGCCATGCAGGAACACGAGTAACTACGCGGCGTTCTTTGAACAGGTCTCGTGCTATAAGCCCTTGCAATTTCGGGTCGTACCGCATGATTAAGCTGAGGTTCTTTGCGCTCGGCAAATAATTCCCGCGTTTGTCGGTCTCTAACTCGGACATCGCATTTTCATATGAGGTATCCGGCAAATTCTGCTCTACTACCTCGGCCTCGATTATGTCCTCAAAATCGTTGACCGTATCCATCGCCTTGACTGCCAAACGTTGCGCACGTCCGGCCGCTACTTTCACATCCTTGTTCACCAGTTCAGACATAGCTTCCATGCTCGCTTTTTTCTCCATCTTGCCATATAGGTGAACCCTCACAAGGTCGAACGCGTTGAACACATGGTTTCCTTGTATAGGGTCGTTGTTGTGGAAAGAATAGGCGAACATATCGTCAAACGTCAGCATACCACCGGAAGTAGTACCTCCTGTAAACGTCCAACGGTCGGGTTTCTCGGTCGGTTCGTACACGTCCGACAAATACATGGATATAGCTTCCGAAATGCTGTATGCGCGGCAGAAATCGCCAACTACGCCGTCTTTCAACGTAGGGTCTTGCTGCTGCTTTGCAAGTGACCTTACTTCGCCTTTCTCGTCTCTATGATATGCCCATTCGGTCGTATCGCGCCAATTGTCGTAATAGCCGAGATACTTTTGGACGTCCAACGGTTCGTCACATACCTGTGAATAATCAGTGAAATCGAAATCAACGTCTTTGGACACGGACGGCCAAAACATACACCGTTCGGGTTGGAACGTGGTACGGTCGTACAAGTCTATGCCTGTAAGCTCAGCCACTTTACGGGATAACGCCTCGTATTGTTCACTGTCTACCGGTTCGGATAACGGTATAATAACCCGGTAACGCAAAACTCCTGCTTTAGGGTTATGCTTGTGTGTACCGTGGATTATACAGGCGCATCCCATCGTTGCAAAAAATCTGTCCGGAAAATCAACCTCTCCGAAATCAATATCCAGTGCCATCAATGTACGCTCACCGACATTATTCTTATTGCGGCGACTGCCGAACAGTTCGCCTCCAATGAACGCGCCGACGTCCTTTATATTTCCTTGCTCGGCTTTGCTTGCACTTATGAACTCCTTGTATGTTTCTTCGGTCACTTTAGCACTGGTGAACCTCTGTACAAGCTCATCCCACGTAAAGTTACGGTTCTTCCATGTTACCGACTTTGCGCTCGTGGCCGTAGCTATTTTAAAAATCATTTTCTTTAAATCCATATCAATCTTTTTTGTAATAGTCCGTTATGTATCCCGCGGCGCGCAACGGGATGTTAGCTGCCCACTGAGGCGCGGTACACATCGCGTCAATCATTCTCTGTAAGGTCTGCTCTTCGCATCCGTCCTTTGGTATCTCAGCGGCGATTTCATCGTGTACATGCAATACAATGTTATAACCGAGATAGAATACTCTGAATATGGCATTAGCAAGTAAATCGCGCGAAATAGCTTGGATAATGTTCTCCGTTAGCTTTCCTCCATAGGTATGCAACTTGACCCATTTACCCGTCGTCTGGTCTTGTCCCATGTATGATATGTCCTGCACATCGAAATCGCCGTTAGCTCCTTTTATTGTCCTACTTCCGAGTCTCGCGGACGGATAGAACAACTTCCGGCCGGACGGCAATTCGATAGTCATCGCGCCGTGCTCGTATCTGAATATGAGCCGGGCGTTTTTGTCTATCTCAAACGTTTGTTCCTGTCGTGTGCTTATGCACGTTTTAGCGCATCTTTCGAGGCGTTTCCACAAAGATACGATATTCGGGTTAGCCTCCCTCCACTTGTATAGGATTTCGGGCTTTTCCTCTTCTGTAAGGGCTTTTTTCGTATCCATCGTGGTTAGTGCATTGACACCACCGCCATACCCTAATGCAAGCTCGGCAACTTTACCTCGCTGCCTTAACTCATCACCTTTATGCACAGGAACGCCGAACATCTTCGAGGCCGACGCACAATATATATCCGATTTCGGGTCTTTAAACAAGTCGAGTCTCCATTGCTCCTGCGCTGCCCATGCGATAACACGTGCCTCAATAGCCGAAAAGTCAGCAACACATAGCGTATATCCATCGGGCGCAATGAACGCGGTACGTATAAGCTGAGACAGGATGTGCGTAGGCTTATCGTACAGCAACTTCATCGTGGGCAAATCCTTGTCTTTTACAAGCTGCCTTGCTGTATCCAAATCGTCTATGTGGTTCTGAGGCAGGTTCTGCAATTGGACGAGGCGTCCCGCCCATCGTCCCGTTCGGTTAGCTCCATAGTATCTGAACAGACCTCTTATCCGGTCACCACGTCCCGCGCTTGCAAGAATAGCCGTGTACTTCGCATTAGAGGTCTTGTTTATCTCGTTACGCATTTCCAACACTTCCAGAACGTCGCGTTTGTTTTCTTCGGATATTCTGTCCGCGTCTTTTATCGAGGTAACCACATCGGTAATTGCAGTCTTGTTCAAAGGATCTACAATAAGACCTGTGCGCACTCGTATGAACTCTTTTATCTGAGGATGTGATTTCATTGAGTTAATATTGTATCTGTTGAGTGCTCGGTCTTCCAATAGGGCTTTTTCAGTATTCGATATATCCTCAGCGTTTTTAGCAAGTTGTAAATCGGCCTTAATCCCGTAGTCATTTATACGTTGGTCTGCCGCGTATATCCTCTGTTCTGACGCTGGAAACTTGAATACCGATAGCTTATTAAAGATTTCCCTTTCCGATAATACGTCATACTTAAGATATTCCTTAAACTCCTCCCAACCTTCCGGGTTGTGATAAGGGAAGTTTCGCCCTCGGCGTCCGTTAGTTGCCGTAGGCTTGCAAGGTATGGAAAAATACCGTATCCAGTCTTTCCCCGTACCTAATTTTTTGTCTTTCAAATCCAGTATCTCAGACACCTGTCCCAATGAGGCCGGAAGCCCGCAATACAGTGACATGTTGGCTGTGCAGAAAAACCGTTCGGCAGGTATGTCGAAACCGTATTCTTTCAGACAGACACGTTCAAAGTTGGCATTGTGAGCCACCAACACAATATCGGTGTTTTCTTCCACATAAGAGAATATCTTATGAAATCGTCCCCGTCCGTCATCGTCTAATAAGTCGATAATACGCACGTCCCCATCGTCAAAAGCATACCCGCAAAGAAGTATCTCGAATTCCGGGTCTTCGCAATATTTATAATTACCTGCTGTTTTTATATCCGTTGCCGAATATGTCTCAAAGTCAATGAAAAGATGTCTCATAAGCGTCAATATTTTTAAATTACGTTCGCAAAGTTAATATAAGTTTTTAGATAAGGCATAAAAAGGGCTATTATTTGCAGTAATTTAACAAATAATAGCCAATAAGTTTAGTCCGCAAATATCGGAGTGTAAAATATGAAACCACGTTTCTCATTAAGTATGACGTAGGTTTGTTGCGGTTCCTCAAATGCTAAACCGTGACCCATTGCGAACGCGTCGAAACCTTTCAGAGAACCATTTACACATACTTCTTTAGTGTATATTGATGTATGGTAATGGCCTATAAAAGCCTTGTCTATCTTAAGGGTCTGGTTCATCTTCGAGTACCATCGTAACATTGACGGGTAAATCCCTCCAATACCGCCCGCCGTTCTAAACTGGTGGCCGTGTGCAAACAAAATCTTTTTACCGTATATGTCAATATAAGCAAACTCACTTTCGGGCACAACGAACTGAAACTTTGTAAGTCCCATTAGCGTGATAGTATGTTCAATGTCTTTGTACATAAAGTACTCGTGGTTCATCTCGAACCCGTTGCTAAACTGCATTTTCTTGGTTGTTCTCGAATGGTTCCCGCATATGCCAATAACGGTTATCTTATCGAGTTCCGGCAAACTGTCATTCAAGTACTTAAGGCCAGATATAATCAAGCTCTTAACGAACGATATGCCCGCCATCGGCGACATACTGTTCGTCTGTTCCAGTTCCGGGTGAATGAATCCGCCGATAAGGTCGCCGATAAAAGCTACTACCAGATTGTCTACGGGTTTCTTCCGTATCATGTAGACAGCATTAGCGAAGAACGTTTTTACCCGTGCCTCGGCTATGTCCTTGTTATACTCGTTTTTACCTAAAACGGTAGATGCCTTAACCACTTCGTCGGCGTGCCAGTCGGAAGCGATAAGAAAACCCGTGCTGCCCTCTCTATCGGAATGGCTTTTCGGAGTTATCTCTACGAGCTCGATCGGCGAGGCATCTTTTTTAAGGCTGATTATACCTTTTATCTCTTCATCGGTGTATAGTCTTTGCAGTTCCTCTATCACAGGGTTAATTTCCCGTGATGCTATTCGGTCGGGCATTTCTCCCTCGCGTGCAGACCAATACTCCTTATTTCTCTTGGTATATGCTTTTACAGGCTTACCAGTCATTTTTGAAATCCTTACGCCCTTGGCGTTCAGATAGCTGTCATATTTTCCCATACTTTTAACAAAAACGGACGGGCATTATAAAAACCCGTCCGCAAATAAGTGATTAATCAAAAAGGCTGTCGTTCTCGTCTATTGTCTCAAAATCGTCAACGCTTGTACCTCCATCCAGCCGTTCACCGTCTCGTACTTTTTGCACGCCGTTCAGACCTACACCAACACCATACTTTCCTGTAAATTCATACGGGTAGAATGAAACTGCCACATTGCCGTAACAACCGCTATACATCTCGTTCTTTTCAGTGATATACTGCTTTCGGCCGTCAATAACGATAGGTGCGCCTTGCTTCTCTTTACGTTTGGCATTGAGGAAGTAATGACCTTTATATTCTTCGCCGTCTTTCTCCTCGTCACCATCTCGTAAAGGGTTGTTCCACGTCTTTGGGTTTTTACCCGCAAGTTTCGGGTATCTCACTTTCAGATTGTTATACTCCGTCTCAATTGCGGCTTTGATGGCGGGCACTTCCGGACTGTCTTTTGGTATGAGAACACACAGACTATAAATAGGGTCGCCCTGTCCGTTTACCTGTTCTGCTTCAAATACTCTTACATAACTCAATCTTACGTTTTTCAACATTGCTTTCATAACTTTTTATACGTTTTTGCTGTCCTCTTAACGGTTCGGACGTTCCGTTTTGCAAATATAGTGATTAAAATTATATACTCCTACTGTTTAACATAGTTTATACTTTATCGAACAAGTCGATAGTTGGCGTTATAGCTTCGCGCGGGTCTTCTTCTACCGCTAATGTAGGCGCACCGGATGGCTTAATTAGTATGCCGTCCAATGTTACCGCTAACGGCCGCTTTCCTACCATCTTTTCCAAGTCTCCGATACCTTTTAACTTATGGTTTTTAAGGCTGTCCTCGGAAAAACCAAGCTCTGAAAGACGTTTAACAGCTTCGGCCTCATCGGTTATGGTACGATTACTCTTCCCCTCTACGAGTTTCCACCCTTTTACGGTCTTCCCCTCCAATGCGGCTTGCATGGCGTACTGTTTGACAGATGATAACCAGTCGGTAAACATGTCTGCTTTTTTAAGTAAGTCGCCTATCTCGTCCAATGTCAAGGCTTTTGTAGAGCCATGCTCCTCGAACTCGTCCACTAAAGCATCTTTCTGCGCCCGGCATTGCGGTTTAAACCTACAAAACTTGCAGTGCGACCCAACAACGCAATCACCTTGTCCAGCAAATGCTTTTTCCGCCGTTGGGCGTAAAACGTGAATACCCCAATGCGTTAAATCACGGGCGGACATCTCGAATACAGGGAAGTGCCCTAACCTAACCTGTGCAATGTGCATCCGAACAGTTTCAATCTCGGCCTGTCTTTTTGGGGACAGTGCCCTGAGGACACCGAGCGCATACATCATCAGTTGCGAATTATCTTTGGCCTCTACTTTAACGCCTTTTCCGTACTTAAGGTCTATTATGTCAAGTATTTTTCCAGACTCTATATTGCAATCGCAACTTCCGAAACAACCGGGCACATAGGACGTTAGGTCGAACGTCTGTTCGATACCCATATTGGCATTTTCTTTCACTTCGTACAAGTCAACTACGTAGCAAACGTAGTCAGTAACGTACCTGTCCATTTCCGGGCTGTAATACGGGTTTTCCTTGATATCCAAAGGAACGGGAAGTTCATCTAAAAGAGGAACGTAATTTCCGTTAAGATACTCCGTTAATGCACAATCAGCAAGCTCGTGTGCCAATGTACCCTCGTCTGCCGCTGAACTACTGGTATTCTCTATCGGGTCTTCCAAACGGGCGGACGGCGTACAAACCATCCATCTGTGAGATGCGGACGGAGATAGCAAAGCATGCTGTCTATCTCCGTGGTTAATAGTCGTTTCTTTATCCATTGTAGGTAGTTAAACGTTGTTTCAGTAGAACGAACTTCGCGGACGGTATTTTTGATAAAGATGTACCGCCAAATTCTTGAAAGATGTTTTGCACGTCTTCACGAGTGAGAGTGCCAGCTTTGATAAGTCCGATAACCAAATCTTGCATTTCCTTTGCGGTCGGCTCTTCTGTCTCTTCGGAGAACGGCAGGTCGTCTACAGGCTGCTCGACAGGCTGCTCGACAGGCTGCTCGACAGGCTGCTCGACAGGCTGCTCCTGTGCTACTTTAGGTTTTC